ATGGCTTCGATATATAACATAGCCGACTGGGTTAACGATTACTCGGATACCAGCGGAGAGTACAAAGTAAATGACATCGTCAAAGACGGTTCAGATTTCTGGTACTGCATTAAAGACCACACCAGCTCTACGACGAAAAAACCCGAAGTGGGCTCCATATACTGGAACGGCAGACAGGAAATTAGAGTTGACGGAGAAGATACAGTCCATCCATATTTCTTTTGGGACCCCTCTTATAACCTTGCTATATCATCCGAGCCCAGAATCCTCAGCATTGAATTCGGTGATGGATACCAGCAGATAATGCCAGATGGAATTAATAATGATCTACTACAATTCACGCTGACCTTCGACAAAAGAAACGTCAAGGAGGCCGCCGCCATAATCCACTTTTTTGCTTCTAAAAGGGGAGTGTCTCCCTTTTATTTTAGAGTGCCAGAGCCCTATGGAATTACAAAAAAATTTATATGTTCAACGTGGAGCTCAACCCTCGTTTTCGATGATCACTATAGCGTAGCAGCTTCATTTGCTGAGAAATCTTAAATACACATGAGCCATGCCTGATAAAATTTTACCAGATACAGCGAAAGGGACGGTACAAAAAATATCCAACGAAGCTCATTCCCTAGAGTCAGACGCGATAGTCGTACTGTTCGAGATAGACATCTCAGAAATTAAAAAAAATCTGCACCTAGGTAGTACACTAGTCTTACAAGACAAACTCAGATTCCATAACATGGAGGTCTTACACAGGGAAAAAATATATTTTAAAAGCGAAGCATACCATCCTGTACCGATTATTACAGATGATTTTGAGATTAGCTCTACAAGCGAACTCCCCAGACCCCTGTTAACATTTGTTTCAATGAGAGGAATCGACGAAAAATCTGACGGCGGAGCAAATTATAATTTTGAGTCGCTCAAGCAGGCTATATTATCGCTTGTGATAACATGGCCGGGGCGAAAGTCACTCGAATTAGGACCTACCTAAAATACTTGGACGCCAGCAATGATATTCCCGGGGTAGGACAATTTACCGGGACCAACCCAGAGTACCCTAGAGAAATTTATTATGTAAACAGAAAAGTAGAAGAAAACAAAGAGATGATTAAGTTAGAACTTTCTTCCGTACTAGACCTAGAAAGATTTAAACTCCCCGGAAGGATTTGTATGGCCAATAGGTGTCCCTTTGCCTACAGGGGGGAAGGATGTGCATACGAATACAGCGCGGCCAATCCCCCTCCGAACAATAGCTGCACGAACTGCCCAGATGACGAAGACAAACAAAAGGAAAAGTTCGGCAACAGCGCCATACTTCCACAATTTGCACCCCCAGTAGCACTAGATGACGATAGATCAATTTCTGGATTTGGACTTGTGGACGGCGCTTCATGGATTGGCTATGCGATAGGAGACGCACATAGAAGAATATCAGGAGAGTATGACCATAACACCGCATACCCCACTGGATCAATAGTTTTTATCGAAAAAAATGATGTTAGATATTATTATATGAGCAAGGGTAACGAAGAGCTTATCGACTCGGACCATCCCCTTGGCTATGGTCCCATAAAGAACATTCCACCCCCCCACTCACTTTACTGGTACGCAGATAGATGCTCAAAAAGCATAGCGGGATGTAAGCACAGATGGGGAAAGAATGGCGCGGGACAATATCTTGACTCTACCAACAACCGCAAAGAGGCAAATAAGTTTTTAATGTTCGGTGGCTTTCCGGGAACGAACAGCAAGACGACCATACAATAATGAAATATTTAACACGAAAAATTAGACAAGAAATTAGAGAGCACTCCCTTCTTGAAGCTCCCAATGAATGTTGCGGTATAATAATCTCAAAAAAAGGAGGGGTATTCGAATCCATAAAGTGCAAAAACTCAGCACCTGACAAAAAAGGCTTCTTCGAAATAGATCCCAAAGACTATCTCGCCGCATCCAGAATCGGCAAAATAAAAGCATATTACCATTCGCACCCCAAGACAAACACCTCATTTTCTGGAGCGGACAAGGCCGTAAGCCTAGCTAGCGGTCTACCGCTAATCATGTACGCAATAAAAAAGAATGAATTTCTGGAGCATTCACCAACATGAAAAATAATTTAACAAAAGTAACTCTTCACGGAAGCCTCGGTAAAGCCGCGGGCAGAGAAGAATGGGACTTAAATATAAGCAGCGCCAATGAGGCTATGCACGCTATAAATTCCCAGACAGAAGAGTCAATAAGAAGATACTTTCTCGACACCAAAAATCTATACGGTAGGTATAAAATATTAATTAACGAAAAGGAAATATCTGCAGGTACCAAATTTCTTGAACAGTACGAGCTCTCTCAAGAGAGAAAAGACTTCAAAAGGCTGGACATAGTGCCGGTGCTGGAGGGGTCAGATTGGCTGGACATACTCGGAACGATTGGTGGGATGTATATATTTGCCGGTGCAACCAATCCCTATACAGCCATGATAGGTATAATGCTTATGACGCTTGGCGCTTCTAATCTATTGGCCCAACCCCCACCACTCCCAGAAACCAGACAGATTCTGAACCCTAGTTCTGATCCACAAGCGCTTGCAAATTCTTATCTTTTTTCAGGGCCAGTCAATGTTATTAACGAAGGCGGCCCAGTCCCTGTAGGCTATGGCAGGCTTATCGTGGGCAGCCAAGTGGTAATGAGCTCCTATGACGTAGCATACATGGAGGTAGACGACGCAGGAAAGGTAGCGTAAAAAATCATGTCGATATCTACTAACAACAGCTTCGTGGTGGGCCGAACGGTTTCAAATACCAGCAAGGACCCCAAGAAGGTTGGCAGTAATGATCAGGTCTACGGCGTAGATGTGGTTGAGCAAAATGCTGACATGGCCGATGATTATGGCTACCAAGACATTCTGTTTTCTACCAGAATCGGCGAGGGAGTTTTTTCGGGGAAAGTCAACGGAGTTGATATATTTGTTACCTCTAGGGGGGTCATAAAAACCTTAGATTTATTAGGCGAAGGAGAAATTGACGGGATAGTTAGCGGAGAATGGATTCCCGGAGGATACAACCCAGTAGGTCAACGAGGGTATGAGTATGTTACGTGGCAACCGTACAGCACATGGCCAGAAGCCATATTAAGATCTGTATTTCTTAACGACACACCTATTGTTAATGCAAACGATCAATATAATTTTCAACAATCTATATTTGCGATTTCAAAC